ACTTTACCAGTTTCATCAACTTTATCTTTTTCATCATCCTCTGGAGGATTGTCAAGGAACGAAGTATCTACAGTTTTCTGTGTAAATACAGTATCTTTTGGATCAGCAGGTACTAATACACTTTCTGCTCCTGGTATTGCTAAGAAACTATTAAGATCTCCTAGGTCCATTTCTACCTCTTTTATAGAAGTAGTATCTTTTACTTTTTCTGTACTCATTTGTCTTTTATTGTTGGTTAATAATAACTGACTGACATTTATAATATAAACAAAAATATGTAATTAAACTTTAAAAATTTATTTATTAGTAAATAAAAATAATAATTTTTTGCAGTATATAGCTAAAACTATATTTTAGACTTATTAATTAATTTATTATTTTTTCTTTTTTGATGTAGGTTTATCAAATTTGTTTTTATTTTCTTTAGCAATTTGAACATCCATTTGTTTCATTTGTATCTGAGCAGATAGTTTTTCTTTATCTATAGCTATCTTTTGGCTATTATTAATTATCTTATTGTTTTCTTTAGTTCTATCTAATGACATTACTTCTTGAAATTGGTCAGAAGATTGTATTTGAGATAACGTATCTAAATAATCTGACTGAAAATTTGCATTAATATCCTGCATAGCTCCAAACCCTGCTGCCTTAATTTCAGCAACAAGTATATCACGTCTTCTGTCTTTTTCTTTTTCCAATGACTCATGGTCAAGTTGCATTTGTTTATCTTTTAACCCAGCTTCAATTTGAGCTTGTTGCATTTGTTGACTATTAGCTGCTTCTTCTTGTCTTATATCATTTGCTTTCTTTTCTGTAGCTTTTAATACAGTAGTTAATTCTCCCATTGTACTAGATTGCATAATGCTTCCTAAATCATAAATTGATGCTCCAGCTGTATTATTATTAATAGCTAAATTTTTCATTTGTTCTATAATAGATCTATGATTAGCTTTAGTAGTACAATAAACATTAATATCACGTAATAATAAATTTGTACCATTAATTTCAAAGTTAACTCTTTCATCAGTAGATGTCATATATTGTAATCTTAATGATGGTTTAGTTGACTGATAATATTGAGCTAAATCTGTTCTCATCTGATGTACTCTTGGCATTAAATAATCAGAATGTTGAATAAATAACATTTCTGTTTGAGCATAAGAACCTGACACAGCTTGTTCAATTCCAGTAGCAGTATCAGTTTGTCCAATTTGTTGTCCTAAACGTTGAGGTGTAATACCTACAATTTCAAAAGCTTGTTGCTTAAAATAGTTTGCTAATTGTATTCTAGATAGCATTCTATTTGTTTGTTCTAAATTCATTACTTGAAAATGCTGCATATTTAATGCATTTTCAGTATTAGCTATTGATGTATCTAAAGGTAACATTTGAAAATTTTTCATTGCTACATATGCTTTAGCTAAATTAGCTTTACCTCAATCTTCATTCATTGAATGTTGTGGTAATGCATTATGATCAAAAGCAATTACAGTACCTATTTCATCTACTAAAATATCAGCAATTTGATTATTTACCATATTATATCCTATTTGGTAAGCTTTCATTAAATCTACTGTAGATGTAGATTTTGTATTTCTATCAGAAAATACAGCTCCTTCTACTGGTAACTTACAACCATATAAAGAATCATCACCTTTAAATTGAAATTTTAATCTACCAATTTTATTTTGTTGAATACCTAAATACATTGGAGTAATACCTCCTGGATTATTCATACCCCAATAACTAGGAACATTAGGTCCAATTTTTACCCCACCCATAACTTCATTAAGCCAAATCCAATCAATGTGTTCTCCAAAAATTAAGGTATCTTTAGTTTTGTTTTTAAATAATGTATTATTATATAATGGTTTATCTGTAACTATATAAGATTCATCAATTATATCAGTTGTTACTATACCTGCTTCATTTATTTTAGTTAAATGACCAAATTTACGTTGGCTTTTCCAATAAGCTGTAGTAGTACGTAATAAGAAAGCTGTTTCAAAATCAGTATAATCTTCAGATTGACCATTAATCCAATTTACTATATCTCCTCCATAACTGCCGTTTTCCCACATTGAACTAAATTGTCTCATAGCCAATGATGGCATATTAGTATTCCAATCATGAGATTTAGTAGCATCATAATAAGATCCATCATTTTGATATCCTTGTAAAGGATAGCCAGCAGATCTTACAGGGTAAATTGCTTCTAATGATTCTAATTGTTCTTTAGTCATTATATAACCATACTTATCTATAACATCAGCTACTGTCATCATCTCAATTTTACCTACCCAGTTTCCTTGAGAAATATATCTTACTTCAGGTGATTTATGATAAAAAGTTAAAACAGGATTCCATAATTCAATATTATAGTCATCTTCTCCCATTAAAAAATGCCAAAATTCCCTATCAGCAACTAAAGAATCTCTGAACCCACGTTCTTCTAATTCATCCATTCCAAATCTATCAGTATCAACCTCATGTTGATGAGAAGCCCATTGTTCTGATGCACTACGGTAATTTTTATTAAAGAAATTTTGTATTTCAGGTAAAGATTTTAAATTTTCTGGAGATAACTGTTCTTGCATTTGAGGATCATTAGGATCCATACCAGCTTCCATTAATTTAGCTTTTAACTTTTGTTCAGCTTGAGCTAATAATACTTGATTTACTTGTTCATTTTTTTGTTCTAATAGTTCATTATATGAATATTCATCTACTCCTCTAAAAGTAACTTTACTATTACGTTTAGCAAATTCAGCAACAAGAACATTTATTACATTAGGAATAATAGGATAAAATTTAAGATCCATGGCTGAAGAATCTTCTTGAGCTAATGTTTCAACAAGATCTCTCATTTCATTATCTTCTTCTACAATATAGTCAGATTTATCAATAATACCTTTAGATAATTTATAATTTTTCATTAGTCTACGTGCATTTCTACGTAGTTGTTTAAGACCTTGCCATTCTAACCAATCCATGCATCCTGCTGACCAATCTTCATTTTTTTCTTCTCTAGGTAAAAATTGAATAGGTTGGGTAATATTCCCCATACGATTAGGAGAACTTTTTTTACCTTTTATAAGATCCATTGCAGATAATACTTCCATTTATTTTAAATTTTTAAAACCAGATCTAGATGGTCTATTATTATTATTATTTTTCATTCCAAGATTTTTGAAAGGACTACTACTAAATTTATACAAATTATTTGATTTTTGCAAATTTATATCAGTATTATCTTCAATTCTTTTTAAATGACCTCTATTAGCTTCTTGTACTTTTGCAAAAGCAATTAATGCTGCTAAAGCTACTAATCTATCCACATTGACTTTAAGACCATCCCCATAACCTTCCATTTCAACAATTGCCATAGGATCTAGAATTCTTTCTATACCATAAGTAATTTTTATAATTGTACCGTCTTCTTTAGTTTTTATATCAATTTCTTCTTTAAGAAATTCTATTAAATAACTTAAAAGATGTTTTCTAAATAAATCTCCTGTATTTTTCCAACCATATGCTTGATATACATTTTGATTAGAACCTATATCTTTTAAAAATACAATTTGGTCTTTAGGAACTAAATATTTTTGTCTGTTCATATTTATCATGTGAACAATAAACAAAGATATGTTATTTTCAACTATAGTCCATGCACTATATAATTCTATTATCATAGATAGTCTTTCATGGGTTTTAGTAATATCATCAAATCTACCACACCATGCAGCTACTATTTTATCTCTTTCAATATAGTTTTCTACTATACCTTGTTTGCTAATTTTACTTACTTCAATAGGTCTTTTATAAATATAAATAGAACATAATGATTCACTTGTAGTACTTTTACCTTCACTAACTGGATCTACAGATGCATAATAAGTTCCCCATTTAGCTTTTATATCTGGTTCTTCCCATATAACAATAGAACCTGTTTTATCTTCTGTTTTAGGAGATATTGGCCATTCAGATATAGGAAGTTTATTAGTATTTTTAAATTCTGGTACTCCTAATGCATTTCTTTCAACATTAACAAATTTATAAGAATATTCTTTTTCCTCTATTCTTCTTCTCTGAGCAGCAAGTAAATTAGTAGGAAATTTAGAAACTGTTCTAAAAGCAAATGCTTCTTTTATATTTCTTGGTCTTTGAGATATTCTATATTGATATTGTTCTGGGGTAAGATCTTTCTTCCATTTAATAAATTGATCATTTAATGCAGCCAAAGCTTCTTCTACAAGAGAATTACCAAAATTATCAATATATGGAGGCATTGACCATTGTTCAGGAATAAATAATCCTGACATTCCTATAGTTCCTTTATCATCAATTAAATTAGTTTCTACAGCATATATACTGTTTACTTCAGGGTATAGAACTAATCTTTCTAAAGGTTTACATTTATCTAATTCTCCAACAGATCCTGCTGCTATAAATAAACCTGTAGTTATTTGACCCATTTGCATAGCAGGTAATAAAAACTCTAATGTTATATCCATAGTAGGAGCAATACCAGCTTCTTCATAAAAGAAAATAGTTATAGCACCACCTACTCCTGCAGAAGGATCTTTATCAAAAGTAACACCTTGTAAGGTACCTTTACCTCCAACCATAGAAGGTCTACCATCTATTTCTTCAGAAATCTGTTGTTGCCACATCATGATTTTTCCTGGATTCATAGGACGATACCATGCTGTGTTAATATCTAAAAAAGACTTATATTCATCTATAAATTTCCATGAACCTTTTTCATTAATTTTATCTTTAAGAGAAGATCCTATTTTAAGAATAGGAGTTTCTTCAAACCAAAGAAGATTAATTAATTTTGCACAATGATAATAACTGGAAGCAATTTGTCTTTTTTTAAGAACAGCAACGTGTTTATAATGTAATTCAGCAAGTAGTTCATATAAAGCCAAGTGATATTGAGTATCCCATACTTGAGGAAAATCAAATTTCTTTTTTACCTTATCATTAACTTTAAGAAAATTAATCCACATGTAGTATTCACGGGGAAGGTACCAAGTTTTACCATTATTTTTAAATATAGCACCATATTTACATTTATGTTTTTGATCATCCCAATATTTTCTATAATCTAAAGATCCTTCTACAGCAGAACAATAAAATTTATCATTACTAAATTTTCTAGATTGTTCGTTGAATACATAAGTAGTATCATCAAACATATACTTACCTGGTTCCTTAAATAAAGGTAGTAAGAAGTTAATAAAATCTTGTCTGGTTTTAAATTCAGTTATGGTCCAAATATCATTTTCCCAAGTATTTATTTCTATAAAATTAGATTCTTCTATCATAATTATTGGTCATAAGCTTTTCTTTTTTGTCCTCTTACTTTAGCTTTCATTTCATCAATTTCTTTACTAATTTCTTTTTCCATTAATTTAAATTCTGTTAGAGTTTTACCTGTAGATCTTGCTTGAGCATTAAGAGCTGTAAGATTACCATCTTTTCCTGAAGTAATAGGTGTTATTCTGGCAAATCTACCAAGTTTTTCTAATAAAAATTTATTATCAAGATAATACCTATAACTAGGAGTCATTAGAAAAGTTTCAAGTTTTTCTATAGCTTTTATCATTTCAGAATCTTCTAGTGTATATTCTCCAGGAAAATCTGTTAATAATACTTCTTCTTTATCTTCTTCAGGAACATTACAATAAGGTCCTTTTGGAGAATTTAAAAAATGTAAAAAGTTAAAGGCAGGTATAGGATTTTTATATTTTTCATTTATTGCTTTTAACTCTGGAATAGAGAGACAATTATGGTTTATAACCACTTGTCCATTTTCAATATCAAATATTTCTGGTATCATATTTAAAATTTTTATAAAATATCCATGCTTTCAATAATTCTTCTTTTGTAATTACAAGTACCATTTGTGGTATGCCTGAAAAGTCTACACAACATTCTGTTTTAGAAGGTTCTTCTGCATCTTTTTCCCACCAATCTTTTATACCAGCTAATCTAGATAAATCTAAATATATATCAACTAGTGTTTCTTCAGAATTTAATTCAGGTATACCTAAATCATATTGACTTTTATTTACCATTACTATCTTAATAGATACAAGATCAGGATAGTCTTTAGACATCCATTTTAATCCTTTTATTTTTGGAAATCCCATATTAATTTTTTTTTGTGATAAGTCAAGCATTACATATTGTGCACTCATTAAATAATTTCCTGTGTGATGAGTTTGTACACATATTTTAGGACTTAGTGTTTCTAAATTTTTCATATTATTTTTGGGTTATCATGTAACCAATTAATCATTCCTATTACTTCTGATTTTAGATAAGGTACTTCATAAGGAGTAACAGAAACTACTATTGGATTTCCTTGATGATCTAATTTTGTTATAGGATAATCATATTTGTCTAAACCCTCATTTTCAAATGAGATATGATGCAATATTAATTTACCAGGTTTAAAAGTAGGATTATGTTTAAGGATTATGTAAAGATACAAGCTTAACTGTACAGCATAATGCCAAAAATTACAATCGTCAATATGCCCTAATGGTCCTTGCATTTTTTGCTTGGTTCCATCCCATGATGTATAACTTTCTTGTTTAATCTCTTTATTGGTTTTATAATCTATAATATTAACAACACCTTGAATTACTTCTACTCTATCTGATTGACCACATATACCTGCAGATTTTAAATATACAAAGTGTTCAGGATAAATACCTTCAGTTAAATTTTGAGCAGGAGCATGTTTTATTATTCCATCATAAATAGGTTTAATAATAGGAACTTCTATTCCGGATATAGTTATAGTCTCACATGAGAGCAAGTCTTCCTCTCTTTGGTTGTGGTAGAAAGTACCTAGTGTATTTGCTCTATTTCCTTCACCGGACCAGATTGCCTGAATTTCTTTAGGAGCAATACCATACCATTTAGATTTTTTATTTTTACTTGATTTTACAGATTGAGTAACAGCATCAAACTTAGGTTTGAAACAATCAACTAATCTTGTAGCACTGATCCAATTAATATTATCATTAGGATCTATACTAAGATATTCATGTTTTTCTGGTGTGAATGTTAATGCCATTAGTCTGTTATATTAAGTTTAGTTTTCATTTCTTCATTTTCTTCATCAGTAAAAATTGCTTTCCACAAAGGAGCATCCTCATTACCACAAGAACTACTAAGATCTCTTGTTTTAAATGCAAGAGTACATCCGCATAATCCACAACAAGGTTGTAATCCGGGTGCTAAACATTTATCTCCTTCTTTATCTATTTCAGGACACTTTAAACAAATTGCCATTCTTTCAGCAGCAATGATTTCAATATGTTCCTTCTTAAATATATTATTTTTAATTCCTTCAAAAATATGTTTTTTATTCTTCCAAAGTAGGTTTATCTTTCCCATAACGTTTTTCTTTTACAGATTGTTTTTTTATTTTTAATTCTGCTAACTGAGCTATTAAATTATCAACTATTAATTTTTTTTTCTCAAGTTGTTTCATTGATGTATAAACCGTATAAGTATCTATATGAGTATGATTTAATATACCATAATATTTTACTATAAATTGTTCTAATTTCCAAGGTTTAACTTTAAACACTCCAAAATTAGCTACAGTAATTGCTACATTTTCTGGATTACTTAGTTTTGCTCTTACAGTTTGCCAATAAAAAGAAGTAATATCTTCTACAAGACTTACACTACATTCTAATTTATTAGCTGTAGGGACTATAAATTCTTTAGCTTTATATGGCAGCAAGATGTATGATTTTATAATCTAATAATATATTTCCAGAAATCTGAATATTTATATTAGGATTAAGATAAATATTTGTTTTTTTAGAAGCACCATCTTTTTTTACTAAATTAAACTTTTCTAATTTTACCATACAGTTACGTACTGTTTGAGTATTTTTAAATATATGAGAAGCTTTAATACAAAAGTCAGATAAATCATACTTTCCTATAACACCTAACAAAGTTAGACATTCTAAATCAGATTCATTTAATGTAATATTATTAATATAACAATGTGTAATTAATTGATATTTTATAATATCATTTAATTCCATATTAACTTTTTTGGTTACTAGATTTACTTTAGCCATGATGGTTTAATTTACTTATTTTTTTAATTCTGGTTTTTGTAAATCATTAATATTTTCTTTTACAGAATCCTTTTCTTCAGGTTGAAGTTTTAATTGAGCCATTTTCATAATTGCAAGTAGCCTTTTTAATCTAGCATCTTCAATATCACTAAGTAAAGTTTCATATTCTTTTTGACATTTAAGAACTTCTATTTGTTCTTTGTAATAAATTTTTAATTTAGCTCTCATTTGAGCCAATTCTTCCGGGGTTTTTGGGGTTTGTGTATCTGACATAAATATTATTTATTGATTAAACTTTTACAAAGTTACAATAAATATTTAACTTTTCAAAGTTTAAATTAAAAAAAATGCACCTTAGTTATAGGTGCATTTTAAAATAAACTAAATTTATGTTAATTAGATTTTTTAGAAGTTATTGGTGGTTGATTAGATTTAAAAGAGGTTTTCATAGATTGATAAGTTGTCATACCAAATAAAGAAGCAATAAAACTATAATCAATAATTAAAATATTTTCAATATTAGTAAGATCCCCTAAAGCAAGCCATTTGATGTGGATAATAATTACTACAATAATTAATACAAATGCAGTAAGTTTTCTACTACTAAATCCAACATCTTTCTTATTATTAAGAGAACCTAAAAAATTATTAAATAAATTTGAGAAAAGTTCTTTCATTTTATTACTTTTGTTATAGGTTAACCATCAATATTAAGCAATCTCCTGGTGCCAGAAACACTGGCTGTCCTTTTGGATGAATAGCACGGCAGTTATTCACAGGTTAAATTCTTATAAATCCTTTACATCCAGAAATTAATCTTATTTTTCTACATACTTCAATACCTTCCCGACTACCTGAAATAGTAGTGGCATTACCTTCAATAGTATGTATATTTAATCCTTCAACTGATTCTACAAATCCAGTATGACCTAAACCTTTCCCAAAATCCATTATAAATATATCTCCTTGAAGTGGTATTTTAAATTTATATTTAGCATTTATTTCATTCCATTGACGTAATACTCCTCCTGTTTTAATTAATGGATTATTAGGTTGAGATTGTTTTGTACACCAATAGATAAATGCCATACACCAAGAAGCAGGGAAATCAATACCAACAGAATTCAAATATTTTTTAACATGAATACCCCAATTACTATTTAAGGGAATTTCTTGTTTACCAATTTCTAAAACTGCTATTTGTAATTTGTTCATATAATTTCAGGATTACCGGATGAGGCTAATGAATATACTTTATTCATTATCTGATCTATCAATCTTTGGTTTTTTAATATTTTTTATTAATTCTTTTAACAATAAACTTGTAAAAAAAGAAGTGACTGCTCCTAAAATAGCTACTATAATAGTAGAAATTATTGTATCTGCATTTATTGTAATCAATGCAAATATTGTACCACCTATAGTTCCTATTGTAGTATTATTGTCCATAATTATTATAAAGAATTTAAAATATCACTTAATTCAACAAGATTTTTGTGAACAGTACTCCATTTAAATCCATCAAAAGATGTTTTAATAAGAGTAAGTTCTTGTGTTGTTAATTCTATTACATCATCTTTTGCAAGATCAATTTTATTAGAAATTGTTAATCTTTCACGTATGTCACTAATAGAAAATCCTTGTTGAGGAGCAACATTAATTGTTAATAATAATAAATCTCCAAAACTAGCAAATATTGGAGCACCTTTTTCGTCAGTTTTTATTACAATTTCTGTAATTTTATTTTTTATTGTTTTCATATTGGTTTGTTAATTGTTGGTTTATTATGCAAAGATATTAAAAAAGTTTAAATTATTTTTTTTATACCTATTTATTTTTTATAATATATTTTAATATTTATACAAAGTTAATTCATCTAATTGCTCAACAGTTAATGCACTACTAAACCATTCTATTTCTAACATAATTGTAATATGTTTTTTGTTACGCTCTATGGTGTCAATATCAGCTTGTTCTGGTTCTTCTAACAATTCTAATTCATTTATTAAATTAACACTGTCATAAGCTGATAAAATTGATTTTGTAATTTCTTCTTCTGTCATTTTAGTTATTGTTAATCATTTGTTGTTTTAGCATGAAGATAGTAAACTGTTCCACCAACTGTAACTGTAAGAGTTCTGTTTGGTGATGTAGGATTTACAGTTGTTATTGTTGGTCCAGTTAAAGTTAAAGCTCCAGTATTACTAAATTGTAATCTTGTTACTCCTCCCCCATCTGCTAAAATTATGTTGTTTGAAAGTGCGGCAGAAAGTCCTGTTACATTAGCTCCTAATATGGTATTGCTATTGCCTGTTGTTATTCCTAATCCTGTATTAGTTCCTATTATTGTATTAGATTGACCCGAACTAACATTTGAAGCTGCTTGAAAACCTACTGCCACATTATTATTTCCTTCGTTATTAAGTAATGCTGAAGAACCTATTGATGTATTTTGAGTTGCTGTATTACTAAATCCAACACCTGCTGCCCTATAACCAAAAGCTGTATTGTCTGAATTACCTTGATAACGATTTGCTTCAAAACCAAGAGAGCTGTTTCTTGAACCAGTTGTATTATTTTGAAGTGCTGCTACACCAATAGAAGTATTGTGAATCCCCGTTGTATTAGTTGTCATTGCAAGATGTCCAACTGCTGTATTATGTTGCCCACTTGTATTAAATCTCAATGCGTATTGTCCTACTGCTGTATTAAAATTGTTTCCAGAGTTTACGTTACCTGCTTGAAAACCAAAAAATGTATTACCTGCTAAAACTACATCTATTCTACCAGCTTTTAAATTATTTTGTCTTATGTTAAAAGGAATATTATCACTTGTACCAATAAAATTAGTTCCGTCTACCGTAGAAAAATTACCTGTTAAAGACCAATCAGAACCTCCACTTACAGCAGCCCAACTACCAACTCCATTAACATCACAAGTCAAAACTCTACCTGCTGCTTGGTTTCCATCAACTATTTTAATTGTTGTTCCCGATGTTCCAACAATGTGTAATTTTTGCGTTGGTGCTACTGTTCCTATGCCTACGTTACCACCTGTTGATGGTACTATTATTGCATAGTTATTTGTTGCTCCAGTTGCTGTAAAATAACCTGCAATATTTGTTACAGATGCACCTGTTTTATTAAAATAAGCAGCGTAACCAGTTGAAACATTAGCCCCCGATTGTCTAATTACTAGTCCAGCAGCTGAAGCAGTTGTAGTTGCATCAGCTATTTCAACAAAATCAGTTGGATTAGTTGTTCCGATGCCTACTTTGCCTGCAAAATAATTCTGAGCAGTTCCATCCATGTATAAATTATATCTACCAGTACCACTTGCTATTGCGCTTTGATAACCAACGCATAATGTACTTCCAATCGTTTGTGCATCTACTTTATACCCATAAAAATTAGTTACAGTTCCACTTGTATTTATAGCTGTAATTACTCTATTTGCTGCAAAATTTGTTATTGTTCCTGTACTTAAATTTCTACAATCTGCATAAAATCCTGTAAAATTTGTAATAGTTCCTGCTGTTGCCCTATTAAAAGCAAGACTGCCAAATCCATTCATTCCTATTCCTGTACTATTATTAGTTCCACGACAATCAATTTCAGCATATCCAGCAAATCCAATTATATCCGCTGTTGGAGTAAAATCTAATAACAAAGCATTCGCATTTATATTAGCTATTGATACCGCACCAGTTAGAACTGTGTTTGAAAATAAACCTGATTGACTTGTATTGTTTACAATGTGAAGTTTATGAGCAGGTGCTGCTACTCCTATCCCGACATTTCCAGAGTTTAAAATCCTCATTGCTTCTGTTGCACCATTATTCCCTACTTGAAATATATGGGCATCAGTTGTTCCTATGCCAGTTGTTGTTTTATAAGTTAATGTACTACCAACTGCTGTACCACCAATTAATAAAGGTGTGAGTAAATTACTTAATATTTTTCCATTCAAATTAACGTCCAAAGTGCTTCCAGTTATAG